ATATTAGGGGTTCTAAATATATTAATGAATGACTATTTTTTAACGAATTATAATTCATTAGCTGGAATCAATATAAGCATCAAAGATAAAAAAATTGATATAAATCTAAAATTACCATCTACAAGTAATGATAATTCTAAAATAAGAAAAGTAGAAACTTTATTAGGACAGAATAATACTAGCAATCTAAATATTGTTTATACCAGCGCAATAATATATTTTAAGCGTATAAGAGACAAATATTTGGAAAGTATGGCTAATCCAGCCCTATTGATGAATAGATCAAATATACAAAAAATACCAGATTCAATTGATCCAGTATATATTGATTTTGAATATACTTTATTTAAAGAGAATAATCCTGATACTCCAGGGTTTATTTCTGTAGATTATCTAGACTTAAATCTTTTAACATTAGAAAGACCAGTAGCTCCCAATTATAATAAACCTGCAGCAGCAGCAGCTCCAGGTAGAAACTGGAATCTTTTAAATTTTGTATCAAGTCCTGAGGCAATTGCGGCAGCGGCGGCGGCAGCGGCGGCTGCTTTACAAGCACAAAAACTTGAAATTCAAATATAAATAATATATTCAACTAGTTTTTAACATAAAAAATTGAATTCAAAAAACAATACTACTGAATCATCAAATGGGTCAGTATTATTATTGTGTTCTTTTAGCAGAGGACGGTAAATATATCCGTGCCTGGCTAGACCCTCTTGCTCATAATAATGGGATGAAACTCATGGAACATTCTTATATCAAGAATAATTTTATGCTAGCAGTTGAGAGTAATCTTGGACCAAACGGTGCCTTCTATATGACACGAGTTGTATGGGCTGGAGATTATGCTGAGCCAGAGCCTTATTCTGAGAATAATCTAAATACAATGGCGATGGATTCTAAACAAAAGGCCATTGGATCTGGCTACGATACTCATGAGTATCGCTATATTATTAATCATTCTAAGGGCCTATATATTGATAAGAAAACTCTTGGAAATCAAGGTCTAATAATTCATCCTCTTTCTCTTCTAACTGCTGAGGGAAATGGTAAGGGTGGGGGTGATTACAGAGGTCGTGATGAAGAGATGTGTGGAATATGGGCTCGTGATATTATTTCGGTGAATGATTCTGTGCCTCTTCATTTTGAGCCAATTGTCCCTGAGTTTTCACTGGATTAATCATAGTTTGCTTAAGTTTCTCGAGATATAGAATTCCATCCATAAGTTCCTCTTGAGCATGCTGAATCCAATCTTTTACAGATAGGTCTGTGCGGTCGAGGGTTACACCATACTTCTCTTTGCCAAGAGCAGAACGCTGTAGAAATTTCTGGATTACCGAATCAACAATAGAATCACCAGAGCTCATGCTTATTTTTAAAGCATAGCAGGGTCAATTTTTTAACCATATAATATATCAATTGGTATTTGAACAGGAACTAGATGAACTTCAGGCTTATCTCCATAAAGATGAGGTGAAGGTTCCATCTTACCAATTACTTGTTCAGTAACAAGTTGACGAACTATATCCTCTCTAGGGGGCATCTTATATACCTGAAGAACTCTAGGACTCTTCATCTGAGCAGAAGTTAACATAACCGCATAAAATTGCTTGAATACTTGAGAACCCTTCTGACACATCTAGTAGATAATAAATAAGATGGTTTAGGCCTAGTATATCTTAAAAAAATGCAGTATCGACATCATCTCTAAATCTTCTCCATAAATTATACCGTTGAACATCAGGAGGGGCAGCATCAGGATTTATTATTCTATAGTGTGGTTCAATTGGATCTTCAACTGCTAGTGATACCCAGGGTTGTTGTGATTGTAATATCGTAGTTCTAGCCCATCTAACTAAATTAAATTCTTGTCTATTTAATTCTTGTGCTCTAGCAGCATCGTCGACACCTAGTGCTAACATACGATTCAGAGCACCTTGAATGGTAAAATTTCCAAGTGTTGCAACATCTAATGGTAAAATATTATTAGGTGAGAAAATACCATCAACATGGCCTCTATGATGATTATTATTCGCATTGAATGCTGCTGCATAATTAAAAAACATCATAATAAAAAATGTATAAGACATACGTTCATGTATGTCATAAAAATCACCAAGTGGATTTAAGCGACGTGGTCTTTGAATAATTTGTTCAAGTATAATGTTTTTACTAGAATCAATTTTTGATTCAATATCTATATCTGTAATAATTTCATCATTCTCATCAGAGAGTGTAATATTTACAATATTTGTAGGCGTTTTAATAACCTTTTTCAAGAATTCAATTAATGTAGTAAGTGTTGGTCGTAAGAATGGATGAGGGTGCATACAAGCTATAGCTATAAAATTCATAATTGGAGAATTTCCCCAAAGAGAGTGTGTTGTAGATTGATAATTCATATACATACTAAAAATATACATATCTGTTGTTCTATTTGAAATATATGACCTTATTTCTAATTTTTGTACAATATCAACCCCTGGCAATAACATGGGATTCATATATTCAATTAATATAACTTGAAAAACATTAGACATTACAGAATTTAAATCATGTGGGGCATTAATTTGCGCACGAGTAAAATATACAGGAAATAGCCCTTTGGTAAGGCATGTCTGTTCATATATAAAATAATTTGTTCGTAATATATTTAAAATCTCATTATTTCTTAAATTTAATTCTGGATTAGTATGGGGTTGACCATTTACGCCATTATATAAAAGATATATATATTTCTCAATTGAGAAATAATCATGAGCATTTAAAGCCAAAGCAGTTCCTATTGCCGGTCGAGTAAGGGTAGGGTCCGCTATAGGATTATACCATATATCTTTTGCTAAACCAAAATCAATAATATTTAATTCTTTGAATCCACATCTAGTATCAAACATGGTATTTCCAAAATGTAAGTCATTAGTTAAACAAAATATTCCTAGGAAGTTTAGTTTACTGAAAAAATTCAAGAATACTCTACAGGATAAAAATCCTGAGGTTGATAGTTCTCTATAAAGATCCGCATTTGTGATTGGTTGACCACGAGCCCCATTTGCATGAGTTAGAGGATCTTGACCATTAATATAATTATTCATTAGACTACGTGTTCCCAATGATCTTGTAATAATAACAGGACAGTAATTATTTGCGTGACCTGTTACCAAAATATTTGCAGGTTGTATACTAGGAGGTGGAATAAGTGCATCTATGCGTATCATAACATGAGTATTAGTAAATATATCAATAGACATGATTGATTTAATAAATTTTTTATATGATAGTTGTTGATTGTTCGCACCACCGCCTGGCTGTGGTAAAAAATTTAGAATTGAACCTGCAAGATTTGCATGAGAATTTTTTTCGTCGGTATACCCATTTGCAATATTTTTAAACCCTTTTATAAAATAAAATGCATTGTGATTTAAAAGAATATTACGTACTTGTATTTCTAACTCTGGCATACGAATAGTATTAGTATTATTCATAACAATGATACTATCTGCTTGGGGTAATACTCCGGGAACTATGGTAAATTTAAATCCGAATCCCCCTACGTCTTGAACTGCCATAATCCTAGATAATATTTTAAAATATTACTATTTAGATGGACCAGGAGCGTCAAGTTGCCAGTCAAATGGCAGTAACAGATGCTTTAGGAATAATATTTAATCAGCAACTGCCTGGAATAATTAATCCTGTTCAAAGAATTAATTCAACATATTATAATCTTCATTGTAATATAGTATTAGATAATTTTAATCATCGTTGTAATAACAGAATTTTCTTTAAGCGCTATATTAGTGTAGAACCAACAGATGATGCTACTCAAGCAGGGGTAAATACCGTACCTCAAGAATTATGCGTATTTTCTAATTTTTTTTCATTATTTTCTAATAATTATCAAGATCAACTTCCTGCGCAGCATATCCTTGCGGATCTTGGAACTATTAGTGAACCATTTAATCAGAATGATAATTGGAATATTACACATACTATTGGTGGTCAAGCCAATGTAGTTCAGTTACAATATCAGCCTGGTTATTTATTATATCTTTATGGGACAATTATAGGTAATATTCCATTAAGAGATTATTTAAGAAGAAGTATTCAAGAGAATTTTAGTAAATATATAGTTTCTCAGTTATTATATTTTTTTGTAAATGGGTTTTATGATACTACTAATATAAAGGGTATTAGACTTTATTATGATTCTTATTCAATGAATTTATTAAAACTTATTCGTTATGATATAACAATTACTATTCCATGGAGAGATAATCTGAAACACCTTTCACGACAAGATAATATTGATATGAAGGCTTCATGGGAAATATTAGTTAACCGTATTAATCCAATGTTTCAAGCTGAAATCGCAGATGGTATTCAAATTAATATTTTTAATAGAATAGACCCAAGTCCAGAATATGATCACTCTGGAATACCTATTAATTTAATGCAACGAGATATAGAAATAACAATTCCAGGTGGGATTTCAGTTGAAAGAAGACATGCCTTTATAATTAAATTATTTATGTTCTTTGCGTGTCACACGCCTGAGAGATGGGCTATAAGAAATACTTTATTCCAATACATGGAATATTTCTTACATTCTGATTATGTATTTAATCATAGATTAATAAGAAATGGTAATCAAGAACACTTTGCTTATACAAAAACCTGGGGATTTTTTGGCCAGTTTATACGTTACATATCTTTAGGGCAGGGAGTAGGTGCTCCTGGTCAACTAGCTGGATCTGCTCGTCCAAGAATAATACATATAAGAGATGCTCATCATGCTATACCAACAAGATTAGAATTAAACCTTTTAGATTCTTTTAGAAATAATAATTTAAAGCGATATTTGTGGGCAGTTGGTCCAACCTACGCAAAGGAATGGCATAGAACCGCAGATGAATATTTTACTAACTTTCCTGGGGGGCCAACGCCATTTAATGATGCTAATGCATATGGTAGACAGTATATGACTGGAATTAGATCCGTCTATTGTGGATTACAATCATTTAAGGAATTAGATGGCACAGATGCTTGTGTATTCTCACATGCAATAGAACCATATTTAAATACTTTAGGAATAATCTGGGAACCTGCTTTCTTTGTTGGAACATTTAATGCAAATGTGTTGTGTGATGCGTATTTTGGAATAAGATATCGTGAAAATAATACTGCGGCAGAACCTGCCAAATTTTTTACATATGGAATTGACGAGAGAATTCTAGCAAATTGTTTTTATTCTGTTATTGAACGTGAACCCAATAATACATATAGATGGTCAACACTACAAGAAAAACGATTATGTTTAACATATCAGCAATTACAAGGGGCTGCCCAGTATGATCAGGCTAGAGCTGCAGCTGGTGCTATTTTATGGAGAATTAATTTATACAATGAATCCTTATTTTATTCATATGCTCTTGATTATTCCCCTAGAATGATAGCTAGAGTATTTTCATTTCCAGGTTCTATAACTCCAGATAGCTCACTAATATGTAATGAACCTCTTATACCAAGTCAAGTAGATCAAGGTCCTGAGATAGAAGATATAAGAGAGAATTTAAGAAGATATATAAGTGTTAGAGGTAGTTATCCTAGATCTTTCTTTGATTTTATAAAATTTTGTGAAATACAGCGTGATTATAATATTCCATCTAGTTCACCTACTACCAGTGCCTATCATATGGCTTTGCTACTATTTCGTTCATATAACGTATATATAACACAGGGTATAAATATAATTGGGAATTCTAAATTTAGAACTTTTAATCAGACTGATATGTTTAATGCAATGACTGCTATTTATGCTTTGCCTCCTAGACCATTAACAACAGAGAAACTATATCTAAATAATTATATGTTTAACATATCTCATTTTAATAAACAGGCTCTATTTAATGGAACGGTTCCTACCTTAGAAAATTTCTTTAATGTTGACCGACCTAATCTAGCTCCCCCACCACAAGCAGGACAACAAGGTGCGCCGAATAAATATTTAATATGCTATGGAACAATAAAAGATTCAGCAAATTTAGGGTATGCTGGTAATATGAAGAGTAATAATGCGTGTTTTACACAGCCTATAGATTTAAGAGAAGATATCTTTCCACGAAGAGATCCAGCTGGTGTATCACTTGATCCACTTGGGCAACGATTTACTACTAGAGCTGGAAATACTAATACATTTATAAATGCAATAAAAGTTAGAGGTCCAGATGCTCTTGTTTATGGAGGGGGTAAATTAAACACTGTTCAAAAAAAATTGAATTCAAGGAATACAATGAGTAATATACAAATGAATACAAATAATCATCAGTCTAACAATAAGGATTACGATGCCTTATTTTGGGCATTAGAAAATATGAATAATGTATCTTATAAGGAATTAGTTAAAGACTCTTTTGAGCAAGTCTGTAGAATTCTAGAAGATGAAAAGAAATATCTTGGAGCCTTGGATAAGGCTTCACAAAAATGGATTGCCGACCATCCTGAAATAATCCCCCCTAAAGAATATAATAATTTACGGGAATCTCCCTTGTCTGCTAATATGCTTACAGAAATAGGAAAACTCAAGGGGTCATTTAAAACATATAATGAATGGATAAATCCAACTACAGTTCAACCCTTCTTTGAAATGTTTTTTAAAAAGGGGCACCAAATGGATTTGCGGACATTAGATGAAATTGAAGAAAATATTTCTGATATTATTTTTTCTAAAACAAAAAGAAATATACCAACAATGAATAATGTAAGAGAAACCCTATCAAGAAGTATTCATAAACACCATGGTGTTAAATATAGAAAAACTAGTAAAAATCATTCAAGAAAAAAACATAGTGTAAAATCCTCAATACGAATGCATATAAATAAGAAACATTCTATCCGTTCTAGTAAACATACACAACGAAATAGAAAAAATATAAATTAATATAATTTCCTGCGTCTAAAGACCTCTTTAAAAAAGACAATAGGAACGGAGAAGGATGAACGTTAGTATCCAGGATATGCAATCAGCGGCATCTGGTGTAGGATTTTCACAGGGTCCTCCTATTAATATTTCATCTGAGATTGGTAATGTAATTGAGGTTACTGATTTAACCGATGACCTTGGACTGAATCTTCTGGCAAATCAGAATAAGTCTAAACCAGATGGTGCGCAGGGATTTGGCTCCGCACCTATCCGGCTTTCAGTTCCTGATGAACCTACAAAGTCTATTCAGTTTGATACTTTAGAGCCTATTGATCTAAATAGTTTTGGAGGATTTACTGATTTAAATTCATCGAGTGCTCCGGCTCTACCCCAGGTCACTGTAACAAGAGATCAAGGGTTTAATACTCAGTCTTCGAGCTCTGGTCCTTCTATTTCTCTAACCCCTGCTGCCCCTAGAGATTTAGAGAAGGAGAGACAGGAGAAGATTGAATATCTGAATAAGCTTCAACGCCTGGAGTCTAAGGGGTATCCTGTGAGCAAGAGGTTTACAATGGATAATTCATTCGATGAAATTAAGAGTGAATTTACAAGGTTAGTAGATGCTAGAAATCTTGAGGGGTCTCTCAGATTTCAACGTCAGATGTTAATGGGCGCAATTACGGGGATGGAGTGGATGAATGATAAGTTCGATCCCTTTGATCTAAAGTTAGATGGATGGTCTGAGTCTGTTCATACAAATGTAGAGGACTTTGATGAGATTTTTGAAGAGCTCTATGACAAGTATAAGGAGCGCGGTAAGATGCCTCCTGAGATGCGTCTGATGATGGCTGTTGCTGGAAGTGGATTCATGTGCCATGTGTCTAATTCATTCTTCAGACAGAAGATGCCAACGATGGATGATGTAATGAAGAGCAACCCCATGTTAGCTAAACAGATGGCTCAGGCTGCTGCGGCACAGGCTGGACCAGGCTTCGGTAATTTCATGGGAATGGCTATGGGGATGCCTCAGGCAGGGCAAGCACAGGGAATGGGTGGTGGTTCACAGATGCCACCTAATATGCCAGCATCAGCTATGGCCATGGACCCCCCTGGACCTACAGGTGGATTCTTTGGAAATAATGCTAGGTCTCCACCTAATCCTAGTCCTCTAGCATCAGCTTCAGCGGCTGTAGCAGATAACAGTCAGAGACGTGAGATGAAGGGACCTTCAGGTGTAGATGATATCTTAAGAACCTTTGATGATGTTCGTAGAGCCGAGATGGAATCTATTGGTGTTCGCACAATGCCTATAAATGTAAGTCAACCATCTCAGCAGCAGCCTGCTATGGTCGCAGTATCTGAACTTCAGAGTGTAGCCAGTGATGAATATAGTCAAGCGGATTCTACGCGTTCAGGAATGAATGGAAGAAGAGGTCGTGGTCGTAGACCGGCACCAGTTGGGTCTACGGTGAGCCTAGATGTCTAACGCTTCTTTTTTTGCTGGCTTTTTTAAAAAAGCCTAAGTAGATATGCCTACACCAACTAGAAAAAATATAATGAATAAAATGTTAAGCCATGGAAGAAAGTCTAAACACTCCCTTCATTGGAAGACGAGGCGTAATTTACAATCCGGGAAAAATCGTGACCCATCTCCTCTAAAACCAACTCATAAAGCAAAACAAAGTAAGTCAAAGCCAAAGGGTAAATTTTGGAATAGTAATTCAAATAACGACCATCCAGATTACTGATCATAAAATTGATAAAAGTTAACATGTAACCTTAGTAAGCCTACATGTTATCAGTATCTTCAGGAACACAGGTTCCTATACTACCACCTTTACCGCAACAGTGGGTTCTCAATGAAAAAGTTCCATTTCAAGAGAGTAATGTAGTAGAATTCAAGAGAGTCTCCATATTTTCAGGATTATTTAACTTGAAATCATCAAAGGGGTCAGGGCTTCCTAAGTATAGAGAAACTATCAATGCCTTCTTGAATAGTGGCGGCGGTTACTTGATTATGGGTGTTCTTGATGATGGTACAATTGTTGGAGCAGAGAATGTTACTGATGAAATGGTTGATAAGTGTAAACTATGGCTAGATTCATGCTTCAATGGATTTATGTATAAGGACGGAACATCACTGAATCCACTAGAAATCTTCTTAACAATTAAGACATTTCCAGTTGTAAATTCGGATTCCAGTATTATTGTGATTGAGGCAATTAATACTGGACTACCCCTCAATATCATGTCCCGCTGTGGTGCTCTAATTTATCGTCTAAATGCCAGTAATTATAAGATGGTCTCAGAACCAATATATAGGAGAAGGGATGTGAAAGGAATGATTCAATCTATTCAGAAACATATGCAGCAAATCATTAATCAGAAACACAGAGAACTAGAAGATTTACAAGAGAAGCACGTGGAAGAAATTCGTGTAGTTATTGAACGAGAGGCTAAGGTTACTAGAAAATACGTAGAGCAAATTAGTGAAAGTTTATATGAGAAATATAAGATTGAGAATCGACAGGAGAATCTGTGCTCTAGGCTTCTTACCTATTTTGCTATCTTTATGATGAAGGTTTAGGCTTAGGCTTTTTCAAAAAAGCCAGCAAAAATACTCCTCTTTGCTAGTATGTTTTTGTTCGCTTTTTGATGCGCTTGCGCATCCATGGCTAAAACCTGTAAAAAAGCGATTTAGTCTTTTTGAATTGCCCTGGCAGCAGGACAAAACTTATAAAAAGGTTCAGAGTGCCCTTCCTTCATATACCATGTCTTATGGGCGCCGAAGCTTTTCTGGGAAAAGGAATCCTGAGTACAGAAATTCGCTAAATCAGTAGCAGTTCTAGGTTTATTTGGAGAATCTTCTACGCAATTTGAAAAGAATACATCTTCAGGATATGTTAACTTAATATTAGGATGTTTACGAATACATTGTTTCTGAAAGGAATTCTTTCTGAAACTTAGACCACCGATTCCATAAAAGGAATTATTTTTAGATTGATCCTTTCCCCAGACTTCATTAGAATTTCCTATAGCTCCATCGTATGAACCGCAGCCAATATAATCAAAATGCATAAAGTCCTTTATTTTATATTTAGAAGCTGGGCATAACACTGCGTCTGTCTGAAATACCAAGATATCTTCAGCCTTTACTTGGTCCCAGAAGTCTAAATTCTTAAATAAGATATTATAATCATGTGCTGTGAAATTATCTTTTTCTAATGGAATCAAATATATCTTACGTCCCTCTATTTCTTTAACTGCTTCTCTGGCATGATCCCCATGGGACTTTCCGTGAAAAACATAGAGATCCCATGATTTACACATGTTTTTATCAAAATTCTCACAGACATACTTTAACATTTTGTGTTTCCGGGGTTCTACAATGACCATAGCACGACCTTGAACTTTTTTATAAAACCAATAGCAAATTATTACACTTATCGTAAGAACCACGAGTGTAATCATTATTTCTATATGTGTTAATCCGAACATTCTACTTATTGCTCCCATAATCCGCGAAGAAGTTTCTGATATTGTTCATTTGATTTAGAAGTAACCTTTGTATTCACAGGAATCTCATCTTTTTCAGCTTCTGCTATCTTAGCAGCTTTATCCTGTAAATTTTTTAGAATTGCCTTTTCTTCTGGTGTTAGAGCAATAGTCTCCTTGAGTCCCTTTGTCTTACATGTTCCTCCTGTTAGACCACCTTTTCCAAAAATACATAAACTACTGTTTTCATTAAATAAGTAACCAACACATAAAATTACAATAAATGCCATCCATGCTGCCGTTATTATATTTCGAGTTGCCAAGAAAAATATAACAAAAATAATAATTCGTCGAAACCATGGTTGATTTAAAAATGCTTCTTGCTCCTTGCTAATCTCCATTGGTAAGAATCTTCCACCCAAGTTAATTAGGAAAATTGCTATTGCTAGAGCATAGGGTGATGATGCGACTTTTGATAAAGTAGCATCAAGAGGTCCACTTGGAACTGGCATTGGTGGTGGTGGACCTCCGAAACTCATCTACTTGCTAAAATGAAATAATGAAATTATGAAATTTGTATCATATTGGCAATATACATTAAAATTGCCATAGCAGTCATCAATCCTACACGTGGACACCATTCAGCTCCAAGCCAAACTAAAAGTAAAAGAGTTATACGCCACACAGGAGAATCCCATAAAGCCACTACTGATGATGGGTATGGTGTCCGGAGAGAAAGTGATTCAAGGACATTCCATCCTAATAATCCAAAAATTATAATGATTCTTAGACCGGCATCTACTATACCAGTAGGGTCGTCCATCTTACTTTATGTTTCTATTTGTTTGAAGAAGAAGAACTAGTATGAGCTTGTGTTGAACTCGTTGAAGAAGATGTGCGAATATTTTCCTCTTCAGATGATGATGATGTACCAATACGATCTGATGAAATTGCGATTGGTCTCTCTCCCAGGACCTTTTCAATAAACCACCGATGGGGATTTGAGATTAATTTAGTTGATTGGTCAGATTCAACTATATCTGAAAACCCTTCAGATGAATCCTCTTTTTGTAGCCTGGCAAAGAAAATCAGTGATACAACAGCAGCTAAAAGCCCCGTGGGCCAATCAATTACAGCAGCAAAGATGAATGGAATAATAAAGAATACAATTGAGCCAAATGTATTATCTAAGAACTCCATTGACTCCCGGGGTGCTATTTGAGCAAAAGAACCTGCTACTATAAGACCAATTACAGATATAATAGTTGAAGGCCAGTGCAAGACTGCATGAGAATTTGTTAACCAGGCCATTAGACTCATATCCATTTCTTCAAGTGTCGGGGCATTAGCAGCCTTAGGTGAAGCATTAGTAGCCTTAGGTGAAGCATTAGCAGCCTTAGGTGAAGCATTTGTGCTCCTTGGTGAAGCATTAGTAGAATTAGGTGAGGCATTAGCACTTCTAGGTCTAGGCGAACCTTCTGCCATTCTGATAGTTCTCTGTTAATTATTCGTAAAGGAAAAAGAGATACAGTAAACTTAGATGGAGTTCGCCTCCCTTGAGGATGCTTTTCCACAAGGTGAAAAAACTAAAGAAAGACGTAAGAAAGATAAGAGAAAGGATGGGTTTCAAGCTTATGAATTACCTCCTACCGATCCAGACCGCCCGGCTGTCAAACGAATGCAAGAAATTCCACCTATAAATATTTCAAGTCCCAATACTCAAGAGGATGAATTTTTAGATCAAGCATCTATATTTTCTAAGAAAATGACTGTAAATAACAGTCTTCCTCCTCCTAGATCAACAATTAAATTAGAGCGAGCCTCTGCGGTACCAGAATTCTTTGGAGCAGAAGCTTTCTCAAGTCCAAGTGATGATACACATGCCTTATATAATGGTAATGTACATAGGCCAAGTGGATATATGTTAGATGCTGACTTTACCAAGTCATTTGATGAATCAGGATTTGGAAAATCAACTGGAGCCCCTGTTCCTACTCCTGAACTCCGACAGAGATGGAAACCCATGTCAGCAGATAGGATTGATACTGCCTTTACTGAACAAGGTAAGGGCTCGCAATTCCAGGGTCTATCAAGTGATGATATTCAATCGATGAGAAACAAGATTGATTCACTAATGGCACGTCTAGATGACCTGGAGAATAGAGCAGAAGGAGCAAGTCCTCAACTTGAGATGCTTTCCTTCATTATGACAGGATTATTCTTAATGTTTGCTCTTGATTTAACAGTAAGAAAGGTTTCTCATTAATTTGCGCAAAATATAGATATTAAATACCCGGTTTTCCAGTAAATGCAGAATATATTATTTATATCTTCTACAGTTCCTGCATCATATCCGACAATTGATAAACATTATACCTGGTATCCAATCCATACAACTATTAATTTTGAAGAATTCTCAGAGATATGGCAGAAAAAGAAGCCATATGCCATTTATACTTATGGAACAACAACTGCCTGGAATTATCTATCAAGAGTATTTAATATTAGAAAACGCTGGATTCATTTAACCGAACTTCCACAAGAAATTGATGTAACAACGAATATATTTTCATCTGTTTTAGGACATTCACTTGATTCAGAGTATCCTCTTATTTCTGTAATTACATCGACATTTCACAGCAAGGAAAAAATACTAAGACCCTGGAAAAGTCTTAGATCACAAACATATACAAATTGGGAATGGATAGTCTGGGATGATTCGGAAGATAATAATACCTACGGCGATTTACTAAGGATGAAAAATAAAGATTTACGAATGAGAGTCTATAAGGCACCAGAGCATAGTGGGTCTATTGGTGAAATGAAACGTCTAGCAGCAGGAGTAGCATACGGTTCATTCATCCTCGAGCTAGATCATGATGATGAACTTGATTCTAATCTATTTCAGTGGATTATCGATGCCTCTAAAAAATATAAAGAGGCTAATTTTTTCTATTGTAATTCTGCTGAATTATATGAGGGAACATTGAAATCACATTCTTACGGAGATAATTTTGCGTATGGATATGGAGCAAATCTCAATGTATGGTCTGACCAATATAAGATGTGGGTAACTGAAATGATTACCGCACCACCGAATCCTGTAACTGTTCGCCATTTAGTTGGTCTACCTAATCATGTAAGAGTTTGGAAGACCGAATTCTATGATACCATAGGAAAACATAATCCTAGATTATCTGTATCTGATGATTATGAATTACTAGTAAAAAGTTTTATACATGGGAAATGGTGTCATATTAGAAAATGCGGATATTTTCAGTATAGAAATACAGATGGCAATTTTACATTTATTCGCAATAGTCTAATACAACATAATGTAAAACAGATATATAATTATTACAAAAACCAATTACCAGAAATTCCGAGAAATTATGTATCTAAAGAATTTTGGAAGGGTGGATATGAATTTCCTAAGGTCCATCTAACATATGACCCAGCACCCCATACTTACTCAATACTTATGTTAGATGCTACAAAGGAGAAAATAGATAAGATTCTTTCTTCAGGATATTCTGTTCATATTTATATTGTAGGACCCTGTCCAGATATTCCTATTGAATGGAGAAAATATGTTAGTTGGTGGAAATTAGGAACTGAAACTATAGATGATAAAATACGTTATATTAAGGGTATTGCTACAGGTTCTAAAATAGTAAAAGATACAGAATTTAATCCAGAATTACCAAAACTATCTATTATAACACCCTGTTGTAGACCACAAAATTTAATACGACTAAAAGAATCTATAGACTTTAAAAAGATTGATAAGTGGTATATAGTGTATGATACTACTAAGAATCGAACATATACTAAACAATTTAATGATAGTCAAATTATAGAGCTAGAATGTGGTTTACCAGGGATTTCAGGTAATTCTATGAGAAACTATGGAATTCAACAAGTGAAGGATGGTCTTATTTATTTCTTGGATGATGATAATTTAATTCATCCAAATTTATGGACTCTTCTTGAGAAGATGGATACTTCGCATTTTTATACAGTTGACCAGATTAATACTTCCAAGTTTGGAACAAATGGTATTCTAAAGGGTAACACTATTCAAGTGAGAAAAATAGACACTGCTCAATTTATTGTTCCAAGGGAATTTATGAAAGATATTGAATTTCATGTAAATAGCTATTGCGCAGATGGAGAATTTATTGTAGAAATATATTCTAAGTTTTCAAATTGTCACATATATATTCCACAAATAGCTTCTTATTATAATTATTTGGTAGAGAATAGATAAGTATGCCACGTAAATTATGGACAGATGGCTGGAATTCTTTCTGGCATTTTACATTTGGAGCACTTACATATAAGATTCCGGTAATTCTGTTTATGTTTCTAATATATCAGGCTTTTGCTAAAGACGGATTATATGAGCCAAATGTTTCAATAGATATTATGGAATACTTCATTGGTTTAATAAGTATGATAGCGGCTGCTTATACAACAAATCATTTTATTGAAATTCCCCATGAACTCTTTACAGAAATTATACCAGATATACTTAGTGTTTTATAGGTCTAAACCATTAAGATATGGTTTATCTATAATGCACGTAGACTATCTACAAGTAGGAGCACATGTTGGGCCTTCAAATCAAGATTCACTCTTTACAATTCCAGTAAAAGATAAAACACTTATATTAATTGAACCAGTTCCATATTTATTCAGTCAACTTGTTAATAATTATGAGGAGAAATCTAAGGAGAATACTATTATATTCAAAAATATAGCTGTATCGAATTCAGATGGTTTTCTTCAACTCTATATTCCATCTCCATTAAATAACTGGTCAGTAAATCCCCCTCACGCGTCACAACTCGCATCTATTCATGAAGAACACTTGAAGAAGCATCTACCTTATCTTCTTGTAGACCGAATTAACGTGAAATGTTATAGATTAAATACATTAATTAAAGAACATTGTATTACTAGTATTGATACTCTACTAGTTGATACGGAGGGACATGATTATGATATTCTAATGGATTTAGATCTAACAGTTCTAAAGCCAAAAGTTATTGAATTTGAGAATTCACACATGGACGGTACATTTATTAGAGGTAAGAAATATACTGAATTATTAAATCATCTTTTAGCAAATGGCTATACTATAGTAAAGGAAAATGAATATGATACTACAGTTAAGCTAATAGATTAAATAGACCTAACCACAGGTACATATGCGAAGCTAACTATTTAGATAGACCTAACCACAGGTACAGGTCTATTTAGATAGACCTAATAAATTCCCATTGTAAATCTCTACAAATCTTTTCCCAAATTTTATCTTGGGCATATAATTTATCACGATTTTTTAGTAAAGGGAAACAATGTAGGAAGTCATCTAATTCCAGAAGTTCACATAACTTATAAAGAACATAAGAATATGATAAGAAATTCGACCTTCCTGTAGGACAATGTTTTTGAAAGGAAGGTTGAATTTCCTTAAAGAGATAGCGTAACTTCTCCTCAGTTTCTCTATCCATAATTGGCGCTGTATTTCCATTTAGTCTAGATAAGATATGAGGAACATGTTCATAGAAAGAATTATACTTGAGTTTCTTGAGAATCTCACGTATCTTACTACGATTTAAACAGGATGCTTGCAGCCTTTCTTTTTTAATCTGACCAAGAATATTTTCAAATACTTCCTCGGGAATCTCAGTACTTTCCTTTGCCTGGAATTGTGCGAGCCACTCGTTAAAATGATTAATACGTTTATAGGCATAATAAGAAACTTCTCTAGGAGGGTCCTTATAACTTGGTTTATCAGAATCCATTAAAATAAGTTTATGAAATCCACAATGCGGACAAGAAACAGTTGCGTCATTTACAGAAATCTTCATATCTTCACCGCACGCGTCACACATAAATGATGTATCATTTAGAGCATGTGTAGTTGGTCTAGAATAATGTGGATCTATTCTTTGTAAATATTGGTCTAGTAATGAATCTCTTTTAAGAGTGTCACCTCCTTGCTCTTTCATATGTGAATAGGAATTAGATGGGGTCTGAAGTTTTGTTCCACTAATATCTTGTCTTGAAGCATTTTCTAGAGCCTCAAATACACTACCTGGCCTAGCACGGTCTGCCACTAATACTACATTATCTGCTCCTCTATTAATTCTATCTTGAATATCATAATACTGGAAAAGTAAATCACCCTCTAGTAAATAATAATCGTAGACTGCCCCCTTTTCATCAATGGAATTAATATTTGTTTGAAGAACCTTTATCTGTTTTTCAAGTTTATACTTTTCAACTTCATCCTTTTCTTGTTTATATGATTCAGTTAGTCTTAAAATATCTTCTTTTAATTTTAAAACTTCATGACTGGAATCCTTAGCCTTTGATAAATAATGCTGATGAACAGTATCAAGGGTAGTTCTTGATTCTGGATTAGACCTCTTGGAAGGCCTAATCTTGAAAAAGGGACCATTCATAATATCTAATGAGGTCATTGAAGAGGTTCTTTAGCCCCCAAATACTTTATAAGCTATACGCAGAAAATCCACTGGTATAGTGATAATGAAGTGAAAGTTGAGAAAAAGGTTTACTGAAAATCCTGGTCTCCGGGTGAATTTCACTTTTTTGCCGAAAAAATCATTTTGCCAAATTTTTTTTCTCTAGCACGTGTATAATACCATGACAGGAGGAGGCCTTATGCAGCTTGTAGCCTATGGAGCACAGGACGTATATTTAACTGGTAATCCCCAGATTACCTTCTTCAAGGTAGTCTACCGTCGCCACACCAACTTCGCCATGGAGTCCATTGAGAACCCTTTCAACGGCTCTCCTGGCTTTGGTCGCAAGGTTACGTGCACCATTCAGCGCAATGGTGACTTAATCTACCGCATCTACCTCCAGGCCACTCTACCCAAGGTGACCCTTCAGACCAGCGACGGCTCTGGTGCCCAGTTCCGCTGGCTCAACTGGGTTGGTCACAATCTAGTCAAGAACGTTGAGCTAGAGATTGGTGGCCAGCGCATTGACAAGCACTATGGTGACTGGCTACAGATCTGGAATGAGCTAACCCAGGAGGCTGGCAAGCAGGCTGGCTATGCCAAGATGGTTGGCAATGTGCCCCAGCTAGTAAATCTTCTAGTTCAGGGTGGTGAGGATTGCGACAATGACTGCAGCGGCGGTGAGCCCAACTCTTCCAACGAGTTCCTCATGTGCGCCCCTGAGTACACTCTATACATTCCTCTACAGTTCTGGTTTAATAGAAACCCTGGCCTTGCTCTACCTCTAATTGCCCTTCAGTACCACGAGGTCCGCATTAACCTAGAGTTCAACGACCTACGCAATCTATGCTTCGACCAGACCCCTGTGCCTACATCTGGCACCAACATGCACACGATCCGCGACCGTGTAGCCGCCGCTGGCCTAGTTGCTGCCTCCCTCTACGTAGACTACATCTACCTAGACACGGACGAGCGCCGCAAGTTCGCCCAGGTCAGCCACGAGTACCTAATTGAGACTCTACAGTTCACGGGCGGTGAGTCCATCACAAGCTCTAGCAACAAGCTAAAGCTCAACTTCAACCACCCTTGCAAGGAGCTAATCTGGGTTGTCCAGCGTGATTCCTTCCAGG